GAACAAGAACGCCGGCGTCAAAGCGAATTATCGCGTTATGGGTTCGATCGCATTTGGTGCGGCTGCAAGAGCGGTCTGGATGTGCGCGGTTGACAAAAACGACCCCAATCGCACGTTATTTCTGCCAATCAAGAACAATCTCGGTCGCAAGGTTGACGGACAGGCGTATCGCGTCGTAGGCCGTGAGACGCCTGTCGGCTCCGCTGGGGCGATCGAATGGATCGATGGTGATGTGGTGATCTCGGCTGACGAGGCGCTGTCAGAGCCGAAGCCAGCGACTTCACGCGATGAGATCAAGGCTTGGTTGACCAAGCGGCTCGCTGATGGCCCTGTCGAGTCGAAGATCATACTCGACGAGGCCAAAGATTGGGGATTCGCAAAGGCAACGTTGGATCGTGCTAAGCGAGATTTGGGGATTATGTCGCGGTATTTGGAAATCGAGGGGTTACACAAAAAATGCTGGATCGCAAAGGAATTACTACCACATTATCAAACCCCCATGGCAATATGATGATGATGTTGATAACCATGATAAACACAACTAACAATTCACAACCAAGGTTATCAACATCATCAAGGTTATCACCTTTTCCTTACTGGGTGGTGATAAACAGGATTGGATAGTTCGATGGCGATGAGACTTAAAACAGACAGAAGCGATCGACCACGACTCAAGGATTCTCGCCCGAGTTCTGGCCAACGCGGCTACGACGCGCGCTGGCGGCTGCTGCGGGCGTGGCATTTGGCGAGGCATCCGCTGTGCGTCCACTGTGCGGCTGATGGGCTGACCGTACCGGCTGAGGTCGTCGATCACATTCGCCCCCACCGAGGCGATCTGGCCCTACTACACGACCCGAGCAACCTACAGAGCTTATGCAAGCGACACCATGACCAGAAAACATACGCACAAGATGGGGCATTTGGGCGAGCTAGGAAAGAAAATCTCTACAGTTCTACGTCCGATAACCGACCACCCAGTGCGCATTTTTCACGAAATAGATTGGAAAATCATAATGGCTAAGCACGGACCCCCAAAAGTTCCCACCAAAGCGTTAGCGGCTCGAGGATCAAGGCTCGCGAAGCGTCGCCAAGCAAAGCCGAAACCAAGGGCCATGATTCGGCGACCAAAGCGAGCACGCCCGATCCGCGATCTTGAGGCGATAATTCTTGAGGTTCCCGGCTACAATCCGCACGATCAAGCGGGCGACTGTACGTTTGACGCCAAAGCTGCCAAGGCTGCGATCAAGTTTTTCGAGTCTGAATTGAGTCACGTCAAAGGCGAGAAGGCCCGAACGCCATTCCTACTCGAACGGTGGCAACAGGCAGTTATAGCCAATTTATTCGGTTGGAAGCGTTCCAACGGCACGCGGCGATATCGCCAATGCCTGATTTTCGTACCCCGAAAAAACGGAAAGAGTCCGCTGGCTGCGGGCATAATCAACTATTGCCTGTTTGAAGATGGCGAGTTGGGCTCTGAAATCTACGGCGCGGCGAGCGAATATCAGCAAGCTTCGCTAGTATTTTGGCATGCGCAAGGCATGGTCTTACAGAATCCGAAGCTAGCTGATCGTGCGACGATCTATCGCGGGCAAGCGAAAGCTATACAACTCGACGAAGATTATTCGACGTATAAGGTCGTGTCTGCCAACGCGGCGGCTCTGCACGGATTCAACACACACGCATTCGTAGTTGACGAATTGCACACGTTACCCGATACCGAGCTAACGGACATTCTGGAAACGTCAACCGGCGCTAGGCGTCAACCGCTTGGCATCTTTATAACGACCAGCGACTACGAGCGCGTCGGCTCGCCCTGCAACGAGAAGCACGACTACGCCTGCAAGGTCCGCGATGGCATCATAAACGATCCGGCATTCCTACCCGTGATTTATGAAGCATCGATCGATGACGACTGGACCGATCCGAAAGTTTGGGCAAAGGCGAATCCGAATCTCGGTGTAAGTCTATCTGAGGAATACATAGCGGCGGCATGCGCCAAGGCTCAAGAGTCCCCGCGATTCGAGAATACGTTCAAACGCCTACACCTGAACATCCGCACGGAGCAAGACGTACGATGGTTGCCGATGGATCGTTGGGACGAGTGCGCGGGCGAGCCTGTCAATATCGCTGACTACGCTGGGCGCGAATGCTGGGCTGGTTTGGACCTGGCGGCGACACGCGATCTGACGGCGCTAGTTATGGTGTTCCCCGAGGATGACGGCACACTGACACTGATTCCGAGATTCTGGATTCCTAAAGAGCGAGCGATCGAGCGAGAGAAAAAGGATCGAGTCCCCTATCTCCAATGGGTACGCGAGGGCTGGATTACCACGACCGAGGGTGATGCGTGTGACTATGCGGCGGTGCGGCGCGATATAAACGCCATAGCCAAAGATCATCGAATCATGTTCAAAGAGTTAGCCATCGATAGGCTATTCCAAGGCGATCAATTAGGGCAAGAGCTAAGCGAGCAAGACGGGTTCAACGTGATCGCACACGGCCAAGGATTTTTGAGTATGGCTGCACCTACGAAGCGATTCGAGGATTTAGTGTTAGATCGCACGATCCACCACGGGGCAAATCCAGTTCTGCGATGGCACGCTTCCAACGTGAGCGTCGAGCTAGATGCGGCGGGCAATCTGAAACCAAGCAGAAAAAAATCAAGCGAGAAGATCGACGGCATCGTCGCTGCGATCATGGCTGTCGGACGGACAGTGTCTCGAAGTCAACAGCGAAGCGTCTACGACGATCGCGGGTTGCTATTTGTATGAGGAATTATTATGGAAGTTGAAAGACGGTGTGTGGATGTCTCCAATTTGGAGCTACGGATACACAAAAACAAAACGACTCTGGAGGGATACGCGATCCGCTACGATTCGCTAAGCGAGGATTTAGGATTCCGCGAGCGGATTGCGACGGGCGCATTCTCCAAGAATCTACGCAGCGATCCTGACGTGCGGGCACTGGTCGAGCATTCGCCCGAGAAGATCATCGGACGCACGCGAGCGGGCACGCTGCAACTGATCGAAGATGAACGCGGTGTGCGCGTTTCGATTGATCCGCCCGATACACAAGTTGGTAGAGACGTTGTCGAGTCCGTGAAGCGCGGGGACTTGTCGGCAATGAGTTTTGGATTCCGCGCTGTAAATGATAGTTGGGAAAATGTAGACGGCGAGGCCGTTCGCACCATTCACGAGGGCGAGCTATTCGACGTTTCGATAGTCTCGTTTCCTGCATACCCGGACACAAGTATAGCTGCGCGATCGATGGATGCGTGGCGGAAAGAGAGTAAACAGATGGCAGAAGTGAAAGCACCGACGACCGAAACCGATGTTTCCAAAGTCGAAAACGAAATTGACACTACGCCAACGGAACGGCGATCGGTTCCCGCTGAACCCGTACAAACAGAGACGCGCGAAGTGTTTCACAATCCGAGCGAGTGGCGAGACTGCAAGACGGGGCGCACGGTTCGGGTACTCAAGCCGGGCGATACGTTCGAGAGCGAGAATCGAAGTAACGAGCTATCGATCGGTCGAGCGATTCGCGCTATGATTGTCGGCGATTGGAGCGATGCGCTGGCCGAGCAACGGGCGTTATCCACCACGGCAAATCCTACGGCTGGGATTCTAATTCCGAATCCCCTGGCGGCACGAGTGATCGACAAAGCCCGCGCGGCGTCAAGGCTAGTACAAGCTGGGGCAAGCACGGTCGCTATGGACGCGAGCACGCTAACGATCGCCCGAGTGAGTACCGATCCGACGATCGAAATGCACGCCGAGAATACGGCGTTTACCGGCTCCGATGTTTCTTTTGACGCGATCAGTATGACGGCGTTCACACTGGGCACGGTCGTAAAAATGTCGAGAGAGTTAGCCGCTGACGCGCCGAATTCGGTCGCACTGATCGAGGACACGCTGGCTCGAGCACTGGCTACAAAGATCGACTTTTACGGGCTGCAAGGCACGGGCAGTCAACAACCGCTAGGGCTGGTCAACTTCACCGGCACGAATACGGACGCGGTAGGCGGTTCGGTGGACTACAACAACATTCTGACGGGTATTATGGAGTGTGAGATTGATAATCACACACCGAATGCCTATCTGATGTCACCTACGAATGCGGACGTATTGCGTAAGCTGCTGATAAATGCTGAGGCCAATCATTACGCGGCGGCTCCGGCTGCGGTACAGGCTTTGCGAGGATTCTCCACAAACAACATGCCAAACGGCACGATGGTTGTCGGCGATTTTAGTCAGTTCATTATCGGCTTGCGTCAATCACCTGTCATTGAAGTATCGACCGATGCGGGCGGCGCATTCGAGGAACATGCGGTTTATATCAAAGTCACCTGGCGCGGGGCGTTCAATGCGGAGCATATGGACGCATTCACACTGTTGACCGGCATTGTTTAGACAAACTCAATTTTTAGGAAGGATCATAATGATTAACGAACAGAATACGAAACTTGTGGCTGTGACTGTCCCCGATGCTATCGTGGACAATGCTAGTTTTACGACCACCGAAGTCGATACGAAGGGCTGGGATTATGCTACCTATTACGTCATGTTGGGCGCAACCGATATTGCGATGGCTGCGCTGGCTGTTACCGAATCTGATACTGCTGGCTCTGGCCATACAAACGTATCGGGCCTAGTTTTCGGTACGTCAAACAACACAAGCGGCACGGCGTCAACGCTTCCCAGTGCGACCGATGACGGTTTGATCTTCGCTATGGAGATCGATCTCCGCAATCGAAAGCGCTATCTCGACTTAACATCGACGGCGGGCAACGGCACGCTGGGAACGTATGCGGCGGCATGGTGTGTTCTATCACGCTGTGGCACGACACCGGACACGGCGGCTGAGCGAGGTTGTTCGCAAGTTTTAAGAGCTTAAATCCGCTGTTGGGTGTTACGCAAATCCACCCATGGCCGCATAAGCCGTGAGAGTGCGAACGGCAATAGTCTCATTTGATAATGAGCCTTTTCAGTCTACACGCTCCAGTAGATCGCCAATCCACGAGCGGAGCAAATGTTCTACGGCGGGCCGTAAGGCCCGCTGTGGGACTCTTTTAGGAGATTAGATATATGGGATTCATTAGAAGATTACTCGAACGGCGATCGACGGTACGCAATCCTGCGGACTGGTTACACGCAACGCTGAGCGGTGGCGATCATACGGTGTCGGGCGAGACGATCGGACCTGACAAGGCATTGACGCTGAGTTCATACTTCGCAGCGATCCGAGCGATCTCTGAGGATATCGGCAAGCTGCCATTGATCGTTTATAAGCACCTGAAACCACGGGGCAAAGCTAGAGCGACCGGGCATCCGCTGTACCGATTGCTACACGATGAACCGAATCGGGAAATGTCGTCGATGAGCTTCCGCGAGACGCTGACGATGCACGCGATCGGCTGGGGTAACGGCTACGCTGAGATCGTGAGAGACGATAAAGGCAACCCAGTAGCGTTATGGCCGATCGATCCTAATCGAGTCCGCATAGAGCGTGGCGACGGTTCGAGAATCGTGTATCTCGTTTCGGCTGTGAATGGTAACGAGATCAAGCTGGAGTCAAAGGACGTATTCCACCTACACGGGCTAGGCTTTGACGGGCTGAGCGGCTATTCGGTCGCCCACCTGGCGCGTGAATCTATCGGGGCGTCGCTGGCGGCTGAGAAGTCCGGCGCGGCGTTATTCGGCAACAACAGTCAACCGGCTGGTGTACTCGAGATTCCGGGCATTGTAACCGCAGAATCACGCCAAGCGCTGCAAGATTCTTGGGAGGCCCGATTCAAGGGTGCTGCGAACGCGCACAAGACGGCTGTTCTCGAGCAAGGGCTACAGTTCAAGGCATTGGGCGTACCCAATAAAGACGCACAATGGATCGAAATGCGAGAGTTTAGCGTCTCCGAATTGGCTCGCTGGCTACGAATCCCCCCGCATAAGATCGCCCACATGCGAGACGCGACATTCTCAAACATCGAATCGCAGGCTCGAGAGTATGTAATTGATACGCTGCAACCCTGGCTGGTTCGCTGGGAGCAAGAGATCACCCGCAAGCTGATCTCGGATCGCAAGACGGTATTCGCCGAGCACCTAGTCGATGGCCTGTTACGCGGCGATACGACGATTAGATTCAACGCATACCAGACGGCGATCGCGTCCGGCTGGATGAGTCCCAACGAAGCGAGAGCACTTGAGAATCTGAATCCTGTTGACGGGCTGGATGAATATCTAGGGGCAAGCAACAAAGGCGCGGCTGGTGGTGTCACCTGACTGACAGCAAACGTATACAGTATACGTTTTAGGGTGATATCACAGGCAAATCATGCAACGCTTGCAAAGTGTAGCGGCTCTGATAGACTCTAAACAATGGTTACGATTAGCGGAGGCGACGGAGACCCGTTCTTCCAAGCTGAATGTTACGAGTTCGAGTCTCGTTGCCCGCTTTTGAAGATAACTTGCTTGCCGAACGCTACTTAGCGTGCCTGCCCGCGTCGGGTAGTGCGGCTCAAGAGTCCTTGCCAAAACGGTAGTCTACCGTTTTGGCTCACGGACAAAGGAGTCGCATCATGCCCAAGCTCATGAAAAAATTACCATCGTATCGTTTACACAAGCCCACCGGCCAGGCCGTAGTCACGCTTAGCGGGCGAGATCACTATTGGGGTAAGTTCGGGACGCCCAACAGCCACAACAAGTATCAACGTCTTATTGGCGAGTGGAGCATCGTCAAAACCCAGCAGGATTCCAACTCGATCCAAAGCCAACCACCCCATGATCTCCGCATATGCGAGCTGTTTATCGCATACATAGAGTTTTCTCAGACGTACTACGTGAAGGATGGCAAGCAGACTGGTGAGGCGACTAATATCACTCACGCCATGCGCGGTGTCGTGCAGCTGTATCAGAATTGTCGCATTTCCGAATTCGGCCCCCGCGCATTAAAACATGTACGTAACCTAATGGTGAAGGACGAGTTGTCCAGAAAAGTCGTCAACGCACGAGTGAATCGAATCAGACGAGTCTTTAAGTGGGGTGTCGAGAACGAACTAGTTGAGCCAAATGTCCTACAAGCTTTGCAGGCGATAAGCCCACTGAAATGCGGACGAACGGAAGCACGAGAGTTGCCTGCTGTGCTGCCTGTTCCGGAAGATTACATTAATGCTGTACGACCACACGTCTCACGCCAAGTCGAAGCGATGATCGACCTTCAGTTGCTCACTGGAATGCGGCCAGGCGAGGTAGTTCTACTGCGATCATCTGATATCGACATGGCTTCGCGACCTTGGGTCTACCATCCACGCACACATAAGACTGTTCATCATGGCAAAAAAAGAATTATTTACATTGGCCCCCAAGCCCAGGTGGTGATTCAACCTTTCATTCGGTCTGCGCTATCGCAGCATCTATTCCGACCGCTTGATGCTATACACGAGTTTAATTGTGAACGCCGCAAAGTAGCACGCTTTTGCAATAAACAATACCGCCGCCGCCGAAAGCCGTTGAAGACCCCCGGAGAGCATTACACCACTGCAAGTTATGGTCATGCGATTAATTCTGCATGCGGGAAGGCAAATATACCTTGCTGGGGGCCGAACCGACTGCGACATAACGCAGCTACGTTCCTAAGGAAAGAGTTTGGATTAGAAGCAGCCCGTGTGATTCTTGGCCACACTAGTGCAGCAGTTACCGAAGTATATGCTGAATTGGATCGTACAAAAGCTGCCGAAATCATGGTGCAGGTAGGATGACATGAAGGCCGAATCGGCGACTTGCACGCCGAGCAACCTCCATCGATCTTAGTGGGCGGTGGAGGCTGAGCCGGTTATCATGCAATCACTAATTATATGTTTTCTAGATATCAGTCTCTTGTGTAATATTAGGATGGATTCAGAGTCACAGAATATGTTGAGTAGGGCATTGCTTGCTCATTTTATGCAAATATCGTAACTCATCAGCCACATGCAACAGCTTCTTGTGGTAGTGGCGGCATATTTCCAGTGGCTACATAGATTTTCAGTGCGTTGGCTATGGTCTTTGTCGGGTTAAGGCCACGGAGTTTCAAGGT